GAGTGTTGAAACAGTGTGTGTGTTGCTTTAAACGGCCATTTAAACGAATTGGATTGAGATTCAAGGGAAACGATAGGGAAAAGGTTTAAAGGCCCAGGAATTCATTTTAATGGCGAATACGCCCCCGACCCCTGGCATTGAGAGCTACGTTGAGTGGGTTGGCCTCACTTCACCCCAAAACTTTATCCACTTTTGGTAATTGTGCATTGTGTTACAATATTAGATGGATCATGGTGGTTCCAGGGTGGCATCGAAAGTAAGTTTAGAATTCTTAACAATTTGGAACCGATTTGGGTTAGGACTTGGCCTATGGGTACACACAGAGGAAAGCGCGTGGCGAAGGTAGGAAGGCTTGATAGAGCAATCTCTCGAATGGAGATCAGGATCGTACTCAAGGCTTTGGAAATCACCGGAAACAATAAAGAGAAGGCAGGGAAGCTGTTAGGGTGTGCTAGATCCAGGATCAATGCAATCCTAAACAATCATGGAAGGCGTGACTTGATAGGAAAATCATTGCGCCATTGCAACAAAGCAACCGACAATAAGAACAACATAGATCGTGTACATCATAAGAATAAAAATTTCTTCGGCATCCACAATCCAAGTGTGAGTGAGAATTTAGAATAAATCAATGGGATGGCCTGGATGGAATCGAACCAATCAGTCTTCACTTACCAAGTGCTGCTGCGCCATTCAGCTTCAGGCCATACAGATAACCAGACCAACCATCGTGCGAGGATCACTTCCCCCATCATCTAACGAGGCACACAGTTTCCTGATCGGTCTGGTAAAAATATTGTACTTTAGATTATTAAAATAAAAAACCCCCAACCTCCAGGGTACAGTCTGAAGATCAGGGGATCGTGGTTGCAGTAGGGTTCTGCAAGTCAATCGTATCTTGGCCGACAAAGGATTTCAATTGGGCCGCGCATGGCAACCCTTAAAAAAGCAAATTTTCGTTTTCCGTTTCGGAGTTTTTATAGCGCGTGGGCCTCGGCGTTTCCGCTTTGCGCTGTACCCACATGCCACAAGTCAGATCAGTGTTAGGACAATGATACGACAAACTTATTAAAATGTTTCCTCAATGCACTTTGAAAGAATGAAAACAAATCCTGTTGCTGCAATCAATAGAATAATAAACAAAGCATTCTCTTCTGGATGATTATTCTTTTTCATTTCATCCCCTTTCGATATTTGGCTAGTGCGGCGCGGGCGCGTTTGCCACCATAGTCTTCTCCTGTGTTATAATCTCTGTCAAAATCAAAGCAAATAATATCAAACTGCTTATTTCCAGTAGACCTTGAAACATCATCACTTCCATAATTGTCTGGATCAGCATAAAACCCCAATGCTTCCTCGTACCGCTTCACCTTGGCAGTGAGTTTTTCAATCTTATCGTAAGGAACTTCTGTTACTTCAATATTTAGATAATTATCTTTTAAAACTTTTTTAAGTAGCTCAATAACTGTACGGTAGTTTCTTCCTCCGATATTAGTATGATATTGAAATCTAAATGGTTCTTCCACACTCTTAAGTTCTGGGGTGTTCTGTGTGGTAACCTCACATGATCTTGAACCATTTAAATGTTCCCATTCACCCATGCATCCACCAGAGTAACTTAATGTTTTTCCGCAATCTCTACAGTTCATCTCTCATCTCCTCACTGGGTTGGTTTAATTTCACCAATGGCTTTTTTAAAAGACTCTATTGTTTCAATTGCATCATTAAGTTTTTTACGCATTGAATGATAAGTTTCTGTTGTTTCAAAATTATTTGGTTTGTCTTTTAAGATTAAGCATTGTTTTAAAATTATTTCATGGTCTCTCTTATAGATGAATTGATTTAAAAGTTCTTGCCTAAAAATATCTCTTACTTCAGATATTCCGTAAGGTGCATATCCTTTAGCATAAACTTTAAGAAGATTGTGTACTGCTTTATACTCACTGAACCAGTGGTAAGTCTCCAGTAAAAAATTGTAACTTGCAGCTTGTTTCCTTAATTCTTTATATTCTTCATCTTTTAATATTTTCATTCCTTCACTCCCTCAAACATTGGTTTCCTGAACTTCATTCTAACTCCAATAACTTAATCAACATTCTTATTTCCTGTTGTCTCTCATGTGCCAAGTCTTTAATTGAATCTTTCATATCATCTTTCCAATCAGACTTTAACTTATTTGAATAAACATAAAGCGATTCAACAATAGTCCTACGTTGATCATCTGTTAAAAACACTTTCATTCTCACTCCTCGGCTTTCTGGGTTAGGGCTTTTCTAATGTTTGAAATAACTTCGTCGCAATTTTCAAAGGCATCCTCAACCATCTTCTCTAGCTCTGCTTTGGTGATCATTTCTTCACCTCATCAATCCAAGATTGATCTGTGTTGAATGGATGATTTTGATGATAATACATATGAAAACATTCTTTCAATGTATCTTCATGATCTTTCAGTGCTTTGAATCTAAATCCAAGTTCCTTGCATCCATAAAGATAAAACCATTGCAACTGATGACCACTGGAATACTTTCTGTTGATCAGAGAGTCTGCACTTTCAAACGTGAGTTGAACTAACCATAAAAAAGGAAACATTAAATACTTCATGAAAGGAAATGCAGCACAAATCATCATCGGCCATATCGGTACGTTTCTTCCAAGGAAATCTTTTCCTTCAAGTTTATTATCTGTATTGAAAATGAATGCATGTTTAATTCCATACCAAATAATCTGTCTAGGTAGATCTGTGATTCCTAATTTAATGCATCCAACAGCAAGTCCCATGTAATCATCCCATGCTGCCTGATCAAAATCATTTCCCTTCCATCTCGCAAGCAATCCTGGTTTCAAAAAGCATTGTCCAATAAGAAATCTATAGTTAGGAAAATCAAATCCTAAGCATTTTGCAACTGAAGTAAAAAGAACTCCATTGTCGCATGGCTTATCGCTGTTTCTTGGTTGTGGTAAAACTAATCCGTAAACATCTAAAAATTCATTACTAAAATTCATATTTAATTTCCATCCAATCTTAATCCGTTATCACCAAAAATAATTGTTGTTGGTTCTTTCATCATAATAATTTCTTGCGTTCTAACATTGCTAACAAACATAGATCCATCAACTTGTTTTATTACTGTAAGATAATCTTGATGTATGCAGTTTTTTTCAATCCACTCATCAAATCCCATTATGCAATTTGATGGTAATTCCATTTTTAAGTTGTCACTCACTTGAATGTTTCTCCTATTAATTTTTGAACTTGATTTCTATTCGGTTGAGGAAGTTCTGGTTTTAATTCTAATTCTCCACGCTTTGCTCTCTTTGAAACTGTAAAAGTATATTCTCTAATTTGTGCTCGAAGCATTCCTTCATTTTCAAGAGTTAATGTTTCACACAAATGCTTCCATCCACCCATCCTAGATACAACTTCCCATCCAAGATCTCCAATATATTCTTTTGCTTTTGTAGGATTTGTATAACCAAACTTTGAAACTGCTGAGATCACAAAGTTAGCAACATCTTGTGCATCATCCTTGTCGCTGTTCTCTGGAAATATTTTAGCTCTAATATCTGCTGGATATGGAAATGATTTTTCAGTCTTGCTCCAATCATGCAATGTTTGAACGACTGACATATAATCAAGATCTGAAATTGATTCAACCATGTGAATGATTGCAGCAGTTGAAATTGTTTTTCCATAAATCTCTGCCATAGCAGAAAGTGTATTTGAAATATAACTCTTCTCTGATGAAATCATTTTTTAATCTCCTGATTTCTAAAATATTCAGCAGCTTCCTCTCCAGCAGTTTTATTTTGAATTGTTTTTTCTAGTGAACGAACTTGTGCAGATGTAATTTGTGAACCACGCTTCCATTGTGTGTGAATTCCTTCGGCTTGCTTCACGAGAGATCCAAGATCGTGTTGATTCTTTACGAACCAGGAATCGTTGTGTGTCAGATAGAATCGCGCAACCGCAACAGAGTCTTCCCCAAGCCGAAGGCCAAGCTGCTTGCAGAGGGAGTTGGTCTTGGCATTGCGCACTGGACTTACTCCCCACCTTCCCTCGTAAGCTTCCCTGTACGCATTCCAGATTTCACCACCCAAGCTTTTCTTTGTGGCGGTCGCGTTAGCGAGCGAATTAATCGTTCGTTCGTCCGTCTCGTGTCGTGCGTCTCGTTCGTTCGTAGGTGTAGTGGTCACGACATTGTACGACCGCACGTTGTCGTGTATACTAATCAACTGTTTTAATTGGAGAAAATCTAAAAGTTTAGAAATCTTAACAATTGATACTTTGGTAGCGTCAGAAATTTGACTAAGGTTTATGGTTATAGTTTTATCGTTCTTTTTGCTGGCCTGGCAAAGCATGGCAATCCAACAAAATTTCTGATCAGCATCTAATCCAAAAAGTTCTGGATCATAAACTATTCCATTATCAAGTCGTAACCATGTATAGGATTTCTGATCTCTCTTTGGGTTGTATCTTTCCCACTCTAAAATTTCTATTGTTAAAATTTCCAAACAATTCCCCAATCCATAAATAAAAAAACCCCAGGAAAGCCGTGAACATTCCCTGGGGTTAAGATCGTAGAGTCAATACAACCGATCTCTACAATAAATTTTTCTAGTTCACAGCTAGTTGTTGTGAATACTTATCACTATATTAATAATAATCAACAAAATTTTGACGTAAATGTAATTGTTAAGTAGTTTTAGCAATATGAGCGATAAAAAGGAAATTGCCGAAAATAAATCACATCACGAGAAACTAATGGATAAAAAGTATGGTGATGCTGAAAATCTGAAAAATCAGATAAATTCCACAAAAGATGCAGCGGAAAAACAAAGCATGAGATCAAAAGCAATGATCCACATGGCAGCACTTGGATGGACAAAAAAACAAACGGCAGAATATTTAGGAATTTCTCCAGCAAGAGTTCAGGCAGTTCTTGGAACTCAATCAGCAAAACAACAGATCTTCAAATTGCAGGAAGAATTGTTTGTTAGAGATCCACAAAAAATGTTTTTACAGATTCTTCCATCAGCGGTGAAGGTTGCAAAGACGGTGATGCTATCTAAGAAAACAACAAATTCAGTTAAAGTTGACACTGCGTTTCGATTTATGGATCGCGCTCTAGGAAAACCAGTTCAAGAGATAAAACACGAGGGAAATGCCATTCGAGAACTATTCATGGCACTTGATAGAAAGAACAGAGGAGAAGATGATGTTGTAAAAAAAGATGAACCAATAGATGCTGAGTTTAAAGAGGTTGAATCAGAGGTTAAAAAAGATCCTCTTGACAACTGGTTAGATGAAAATCTTTGATTATTTGTAAAAAAATGAAAATAGCCTGATAATGCTTTTGGGTTGATAAAAAGGAGAAATTTTAATGAAGGGTTCAACATTAATAGCGTTCGGATTGATTGATGCGGCAGTAACTCAGATTCCAGTTGCAAACTTTATAGCACTTCCACTTTTTGATCCTAGAGGAAACTCAATTGCAACAGGAATTCTTCCGGCGCAAGTTTCAAAAGTTCAATTTGCTGCAAACGTATCAAAAAACTTTATTCTAGGAATTAAAAATGGTGCAAATGCAACAGATTATGAACACACTTCAATATCTCAACAAGATGCTTTAGATGTTGTTCTTCCAGGTCAGGTTGTAGGTGTGAAAGCATTCGATGCAAATATCGTAACAGGAAAATTCGCAGTTTATTTCTACGCATAAGGAGAAATCATGAAAAAATTAATTTATTTATTTTCGTTAATTGGACTAACGGCACTTGCAGGAAGTTTTGGAAACTCAACAGTTCCTCCAGGAACAGGAGCTATATCATATTTACTAGATTCAAAAATGACTCTAGTAAAAAAGGATACAGTAACTCCTGCAAACACAACTCCACTTCCAGTAGAGCTGAATGGTTTAAGTACAGTTACAGCAAATCAAGGAACTCCTAACACATCAGCAAATGCTTGGCCCATTCGCATCTCTGATGGAATTCATGATGCTCTAGTTACAGTTTCTCAAGCACTACAAACAGCAATCATTGATCCACTTCCAGCAGGAACAAACAATATTGGATCAATAACAGATATTACTGGAACAATTTCACTTCCAACTGGTGCTGCAACATCTGCAAATCAATCTACTGAGATTACAGCTCTTGGAACGATAAACACTACACTTGGATCTCCATTTCAAGCTGGTGGATCTATCGGAAATACATCTTTCGATGCTACACAGGCAACCGCTGCAAACTTAAATGCAACAGTTGTTGCTCCAGGCGGTGCTGGACTTGCTCTTGATTCATCTTTATCTACAATTAATACCACTCTTGGAACTCCAATGCAGAACAGTGGTGGATCTGTAACTGCGAATGCAGGAACAAATCTAAACACATCTGCACTTGCTCTGGAGAGCGGTGGAAATTTAGATACAATAAAAAACAATCAAACAAACGGAACTCAGCAAACTCAAATTGTTCAAGGTGGAAATACAGCATCGGTAACAGCAGGAAATGCGCTAAAAGTTGATGGATCAGGTTCAACACAACCTGTATCTGGAACCGTTACTGTTCAGCAAACTACTGGATCTAATCTGCATGTTGAAGTTGATGCTTCAGCACTTCCAACTGGAGCATCTACAAGTGCTTTGCAGACTTCTGGAAATGCATCTTTAACTTCAATTGATGGAAAAATTGCAAATGATTATGGAGTTTCAACTGGAGCTGTAAGAACTGCTGCTCAAATTGGAAATTCTTCTGGTGCTGCTGCATTTGGAGCAGGAACAACAAATGCACAAACACTAAGAGTTGTTTTGCCAACAGATCAGAGTGCAATCCCAGTTACAGGATCAATTACAGCAACAAACCCTTCTGTTGGATCAAACGGAACTGCAATACCAACTTCATCAACTCTTGTTGCTGGTTCAGATGGAACAAACCTTAGACCATTAAGCGTTAACTCTTCTGGAGTTCTTGCATTGCCTCAAGGTGCAGCAACCGAAACCACTCTTTCAGCAATAAATGGAAAAATGAATTCACTTGGTCAGAAGACAATGGCGAATTCAATGCCAGTGGTTTTATCTTCTGATCAATCTGCAATTCCAGTCACAGTTACAGGTGGAAGTTCTACAACTTATAAATATAGCCAGGTTTTTACAAAATCAGGATCATTCACAATTCCTGCTGGAGCAACTGAGGTTTTACTTGTTGGTGCTGCTGGTGGAGGTGGTGGAGGTGGTGGAGGTGGTGGCGGTGGAAGAACTGGTGGTTCATGGACTGCAAACAGTGTTGCCGGATCTGCCGGATCTGACGGTGGAGTTACATCATTTCTAAAGTCAGGTGTAGGAAAAACATTTAGTAATAATAGAACTGGTGGAGCTGGTGGAGCTGCTGGAGCAATTGTTACTTCTGCAACTGGAGTTGATCCACTTGACGGTGGAGGAAGGGGTGGGAACGCATCATCAATCGGATTATCTGGTTCAATACCACATTTTTCTGGTGGATCGTTCGCAACAGTATTCAACAATTTAGCAGGTGCATCTGGAGCTGGTGGCAACGGTGGAACTGCACAGAATAGTTGTTATCCAACTCAAGGTGGAGGAGGTGGTTTGGGTGGGCCAGCAATTTCAGAAACATATGCTTTAGCCGTTACTCCAGCAGATGTTTATACAGTTACAATTGGAGAGGGAGGTGACGGTGGACTTGGTGGAGCTGGTGCATACAATCCAAGTGGGCCAGCAACAAGAGGAACTGGAGGTGTTGGTAACGAAAGTCAGACTGTTATTGGAACCAATGCTCAAGCTGGTATCGTTCCGTATGTTGGTGATGGGGATACAAATACATTATGGAATGGAGTTGCAGGAGCAAACGGTGGAGCTGGTCAATCTGGATCTGGTGGAGGTGGCGGTAAAGGTGCTTCAGGATTTTTGATCGTTATGTGGAATTAATTAGGAGAAAACATGAGAACAATATTATTTTTATCGTTATTAATTTCAAATATTTCTAATGCATATATACCAACTGGTGGTTACGAAGGATTTAAAGAACCAGCAGCAAACTTTGCATCACTTCCAACAGTAGGGAATGTTCTTGGTGACATGAGAGTGACACTAAGTACGTTTGATACATATGTTTGGGATGGGTTTATTTGGCAGTTAAGATCTGGATCTGGTGGAGGAGGAGTTTCTACAGTATTTGGAAGAGGTGGAAGTGTAACAGCTCAATCTGGAGACTATTCATCTTTTTATACTTTAAGATCAAATGATTTATCAGACATTTCATCTCCATCTTCAGCAAGAACAAATTTAGGATTAGGAAATGTTGACGACACATCAGATTTAAATAAACCAGTATCAACAGCAACACAAACTGCACTTGATGCAAAACTTCCATACAATGATTATAAAGTTTTAAATCCAAATGGAAACACTGGTGGATATAACTATTCTGACCAACAACCACAATTAAAACCTTTGCAAAATTCTCCAGATGAATCATGGAATATGTGGCAAAGATATGTTCAAGTTGACCCTGACTCTACTGGTTTTAGTATGGGAACCAATGGGACTTTTGGAAATATTTTCAATCTTGGGTTTAATCATCAAGGCACATCAGACATTGGAGATACTCAAATCTTTAATACTTATTCGAGCTTTGGAAATGGCACCGATCCTTTTAGTTTGAAAGGCTATCAACTGATGCTTGGGTTTGGAAATATCAACTCAGGCGTGACGGTTACGGATTCAATTCAAGGATACGGTTTTCAATTAAATGTGGATGCAGGCGCAACAATGGATGCCTCAAGTTACATCACAGGTTTTTATGATATGATGAATGTTAATACTCAGGTGCATGGTTATCAATCTATGAATTTGAGCCCGCATTTGGCTGATGTTGGAAACAATACTCAAGCAACGGGGATTAACTTAAATGCAACGGTTGATCAATTCACAGGCAAGGCAGGATACACTGCAATTGGTATTTTTGGAAACTATGGAAGCGTAGGATTCGGCACTGGCGGAATTAACGGAATCAACATAAATCCGACAATCACAAACTTTGGATCAGGAAATTACTACAATGGTATTTACTCCTCAACCTTGGGAATCTCAGGCGCGGGCACAAATAAATGGGCGGGATATTTTGAGGGGGATGTCAATATCACTGGAAACCTTTCTTTCGGTGGGGCTTTATCTATCGGAAAACTTTCTGCTTATGTTGCAGCAAATACTTTAGATGCAGGTGGTTTTCAGCCAACAACTTATCATGGATTAATTTCTCAGATTACTTCTCCAAACGGTGTGACTACTGCAAACTTTGATTATCTTGGAGTAAACACAGCTTCAATTTATACTGCGGAAGCTAATTCACACGCGACAAGTGGTGTCCTTGGGATTGGTGCGACTTCACTAGGTTTGCCAATGGTTATCAAGACAGAAACAGGTTCAACAACAGATAACGTAACAGGTGCTTTGTTTGCCATTTCTATGGATGGTACTTCTACTGGCGGTACGATCACACAAGCGAACGGTGGACGATCCGTAATGATTCCTAACGGTATTACAACAATCAATCGTGCTTATGGTTGGTTTGCAGAGGCTCCGTTCGGAACAATTGCAACAGACAACTGGGGTATCTATACAAAAGACTTCGAGAAAAACTACTTCCAAGGCGATCTCAAGGTTGGCGGTGCAGACACTCTTTCAAAGTCTCACTATGGAATTGAATCTGAAAAAACTATTGCTTCAAAAAATGGTCTTCAGGCAGTTACTTCAGGTTCTCAACCAACTTGCGATGCAGACCATAGAGGATTGATGTGGAATATTGAAGGTGGAACAGGTGTTGCAGATATTTTTCAAATTTGTCAAAAAGATGCAACAGACACTTACGTTTGGGTAACTCACTAGGAGAACTTATGAAGACAATTATTTTTATTTTGATGATGGTTTCTTTGAATGCAAGCGCAATGACATTGCCACAAGCTAAGGAAACAATTGCAATGCTTTCAACAAAGCAAGATAAAACCAAAAAAGATATTCAAGATTTAAAAGAAGCAATCTATGTGGTTTCTTCTTCATGGGCAAAAAGACAAGATAATTAATCTGGAGATTTAATTGGAAAAAAATCAACTAGAATTTTTTAATTCAATAAGATCTGACTCATGGGAGTTTGCAAAACATTGCGTATTCACCAAGGATGAAGCTGACTTAAAAATTCCAATTAAAAAGTTTCCATCAGAACTTGAATACTTAAAATTATTCTTTAAGGTTTGGCAAAGAGAAAGATTGCTTGCAGTTCCAAAATCAAGACGAATGTTTTTATCTTGGGCAACAATCATTCTTTATTTGCACGACACAATGTTCAATATTGGTCGTCAGATTGCGGTTGTTTCAAAAAAGGAAGAAGATGCAGACGATCTTTTAGAAAGAATGGTTTTCATTTTAGAAAACATTCCTAAAGATATTATTCCTCCAGAACTGATTCCAAAATGGAAGAAGACATATTGTTGTTTAGAGTTTCCAGAAATTGATTCTAGAATTCTTGCGTTTCCTTGCGGAGCAGATCAATTGAGATCTTATGCTGCATCAGGAATTCTTGGTGATGAAAGTGCATTCTGGCCTGAAGCAGAGAAAATGTACGCATCAACTTATCCAATTATCGAGACAACAGGAAGAATGACAATGATCTCTTCTGCTGCTCCAGGATTCTTTAAGAAACTTGTTCACGATGAACTAAATGATCGTCAAGATATTATTGAAGCAGATACTAGAAAAAAGTTTCCAATGCAAGGTGTGGAGATCTGGAGAAATCCAGGAAATAAGTTTTGCGTTTTCCAAATTCACTATACTGCAAATCCTGCCAAGAGAGATCCAAAGTATAAAGACAACGCAAAGTCTGGAATGCCATTATCAAAGTTCAATCAAGAGTATGAGATATCATGGGAGACATTTGCTGGAAAACCTGTGTTTAGAGATTGGAATAAAATGATACATGGATCTAAAGTAAAGCTTAGACCACACATTGGATCTCCAATATTGATAGGAGTAGATTTTGGTCTTACTCCATCAGCAGCACTTGCTCAGATGCAAGGAAATCAACTCGTTATTTTTGATGAACTGGTTACAGAGAACATGGGAGCAGAAAGATTTACTGAGCTACTAAAAAAACACATCGCTGTTAAATACCCATCATGGAACGACACAAAGAATTCAATTGTAATGTGGATCGATCCAGCAGGATTTCAAAGATCTCAGTCAGATGAAACAACGTGCGCTCAAAAGTTAATGAAATATTTTAAGCCACAACCAGGCCCTATAACTTTTGAAGAAAGAGTGAATGCCGTAGAGAAATTTTTATGTGGACTGTCTCATGGTGTTCCAGATTTGACCGTAGATCTTGGATCTTGCAAGGTTTTGTCTGGTGGATTTGACGGAGGCTATCATTATAAAGAGGAGCACTTTAATGCTGAACCAGAAAAAGTAATGCCAGTAAAAAATGAGTATTCTCACGTTCAAGATGGACTTCAATACCTTTGTGGTGGAATCATAAGGATGAGGAAGACGAGAAGAATTGACATTCCAGCACCAGTATACGCAAATAGGGGATAAAGATTATGGATATGAAAATTGATACAGAAGCAGCAAAAGAACCTCATCTGGTCACTCTTACAAAATGTTATTACGAGGAATCAAAGCAAGCTAAGCAAGAAAGAATGCTGAAGAATGCTTTGAACTTTGATTGCTACCATCTTCGACAAGATTACTCACACAAGATTGCAGGTCAATCACGAGAAGTATTGCCAAAGCAAGCAATGGCAGTTGAACAGATCGTAACCTTTATCCAGCAAGGTCTTGCAGATCTTGGAGATTGGTTCACTGTAGAAAAAAATCCAGGAAATGTTAAACCACTGATTACAGAAGAAGAAGCAAGATTGCTTGTTCAGTATGGTCTTGATGAGTGTGATTTCCTTTCGTTCATTGGAGACTCGGTAAAGCTTGGTCTTTTACAGAGTTTGATGATCGCAAAACCTCATGGAGAAATTTATAATAGATCTGTTTTCTTTGCAGAACCGAAAGATATAAATGGAAAGTATGAATATGCTTTAAAGAAAAAAGATATTCCTGCTTGGAAACCAAAGATTGATTTAATCAGAGCAGAAGACTGGTATCCAGATCCAAAGAAAGAAGATGGTCTTTATAATATCCAAGAAATCTATATGGATATTTCTGACGTTTTTAAATTGTCAGAGGGATCAAATGCTCCATACGATAAGAAAGCTGTCGAAGATCTTCATGGAGCAATGGTTGAAGCAGATCTACAGCAAGTAAGAAAATCAAGAGAATCTGGTCAGAATGTTTCTTACGCTACTGGATATAGAAAGCAAGTAAAAATTTGGGAGTGTTGGGGAACGATCATTGATGATAAAGGAAAGATTGTTCAGGAGAATGCAAGTTGGACTATTGCAAATGAATCAACAATCATTAAGCAACCAAAAGATAATCCATTCTGGCATGGAGAAAGACCATATGTAACAAGTCCATTCATTAGAGTTCCAAATTCTGTTTGGCACAAAGCTTTGATGGATGCTCCAACAATGAACAATATCGCAATCAATGAATTATATAATTTGATGATTGATGATGGAATGAATTCTGTTCACGGAATTAAGCAGATTCGTCCAGATTGGTTAGAGGATGAGTCTCAGGTAACAAATGGTATTGGCCCAGGAGTTACATTAAAGGTTAACTCAAATGCACCTACTGGATCAAAAGTTCTTGAGCGTGTTGATACATCTCAGATGAGTCCAGAAACATTGAACATGTTTCATGTTATGAATTCTGAATTCTCAGCAAGTGCACTAACAAATGATCTTCGCATGGGAGTTCTTCCGAATAGAGCTGTAAAGGCAACTGAAGTTGTTGAAGCATCACAAAGCATTACTTCTGTTTTCACGGGAATATCAAAAACAATTGAACAGAAATATATCGTAAAAGTTTTGTCAATGTTGTTCAAATTGATATTGCAACATTTGGATAAGATTTATAGAAAAGATCTTAATGATCTATTCGGACAACAAAGAACAGATGAGATTCTTGCAATTCCAAAAGCACAACTATTTTCTGATCTTGTTGATGGTTTTACGTTTAAGGTTTATGGAGTTTCAAGAATCTTATCAAAACAGAAAGACTTTAAGAAATTTACTGCATTACTTCAAACCATTGCATCTGATCCAGTTATTGGAGAAGAGTTCCAAAAAGAGTACAGCATGTCCAAGTTCCTTGGGGAAATCCTCAGAGCACTCGATATTCCAGTTGACCGAATCAAGTTATCTGATGCAGAAAAAGCACAGGAGGCAGCAGCGATGCAAGCATCTCAAGGTGGTGGAACACAACCTGGTAGCGCACCAGATATGCAAAGCCAGATTCCACAAGCTGGCGCACAGGAATCGGCAAATTCGGTTGAAAGCAATATTCCAAGAACAGATTTCGGTGGACTAGAAAACAAAGCCAAAGGAGGCATGGGATAAATATGAAAAAGCAAAATAAAAAACAAGCAGAAAAATCACAGTCAATTAAGCGTCTTCCAGTTGATAGCAAATCTTCTGGTGGAATCGATTCTATTAGTGGAGTGAAGTGTACTCCAGTAGACAAGAGTATCTTTAAAAAAGACATTCCAGAAGTTGTTGTTAAAGGTAAGTAATGTCTGACGAAAAAATAAACACAGTTGCAAATGCTAGGATGGCGCAACTTGCTTACTCTTTTTTTAAAGAAGAGTTGGACAAAGAGCAAAATCTAATTTTAAATAGCTTGAAAAGAATGGCTAGAGATTCAAAGCATGATCTAAATGAATATGCTGGTGGATTAATAGCAATGAATCGTTTAGAAGATCTTGAAAAGAGATTGTTAAAACAGATCACTGTAGGTGAGAAAATTGAAAAGGATATGAACAATGGAATTAACAAATGAATTTAGTGGTGGGCCAGGAGTTGGAGAACATCAGCAAGTTGATCAACAAAATAATGGTGGAGAACCAACCCCACCAGCGCAACCAAAAGTTGAACAACCAATTTATTTAGGTGGAAAAGTTTTTAACTCTGTTGCTGAACTTGCAGCATATACGAACGACCTTCAGACAAAGGTTACTCTAAGTGAAAAGCCAAAAACTATTGATCAGGGAAATGTTCCAGATGCAAGTGACATGATTTTCACAGATCCAAAAACATATACTCAGGTGGTAAAAGAGGATGCTGTAAACGAAGCAATTGCAATTATTGACAAAAGAGAAGCAGTGCGAAACCTTTGGAATGGTTTCTACGAAAACCACAAAGATCTCGCAGAACACAAGGATTTGGTTGAATTTCAGTATAACAAGCTAAAAAAATCGTATGGAGATTTGCCAGCAGACCAAGCATTGGTTAAAGTAGGATCTGAGGTTCGAGCTATGCTAAACAGAGTTCGAGGAAGTTACCAAGGGGGCAAGGAACTTCCTACTGAACCAGCGATTGTCGCTGGAGTAAGTAATCAGGTTGCACCAACGCAAGCACCTGTCAAACAAGTAAATGAAACTTTCATTTCACAAGTTAGACAGTTTCAAAGAAGAGGTAAATAATCATGGCATTTTCATGGACATTCGATGCCCCAAATGGTGTTTACAAATCTCATGCTATGTCTCAGGAGTTGCGTAAAGCAGCAATCGCTCAGACAAAGTTCATGCAATTTGTAACTCCAGAGTCGGGTTACGGTAAAAAGAAAGGTGATACCATCACCATCACACGTCTTTCTCAGTTGGCACTTCCAACTTCAGGAAGAATTTCGGAACAACAAAAGATCCCAGAAGACAACATGACACTTTCAACTGTGTCTATCACTGTTTCTGAATGGGGTCGTGCAGTTCCATTCACAAGTCTCTCTGATGATCTTTCAGAGTTCAATGTTGAGAATATGGTTCAAGGTGTACTCCTTGATCAAATGAAACTCATCATGGACAATGCAGCAGCAGCAGCATTTAAAACCGGACAGATCAAAGCAACTCCAACCGGAGTATCTTCTTTGTCTATCGCTACCAACGGTGTAGCTCCAGGCCAAGCAACAAGTAATTTGAATTTGTATCACGTTGAACAGATCCGTGACTACATGTTCTCTAACCTTGTAATTCCTCCATATGAAGGTGACGACTATATTGGTCTTATCTCCACAAAGGGTAAGCGCGGATTAATGTCTGATCCAGCGTGGGAAGATTGGCACAAGTATACTGATCCTGCTTCAAAGTTTAACTCTGAAGTTGGTCGTATTGAAAACGTGCGATTCATCGAGATCAACAATGCAGGAGCACTTTCTGGTTCTCTTGGATTGAATTCTGTTCTTGGTGAAGCTGTGATTTTCGGTAAAGACTCAGTTGCTATGGCAGTTGCTCTTGATCCAGAACTTCGCGCAGCAATCCCACAAGATTTCGGTCGTGCAAAATCAGTTGCATGGTACGGAATTTTGGAATTCGGTTTGGTATGGACAACCGCTAACCCAGGTGAAGCGCGTGTAGTACACGTTACTTCAACATAAGAAAGGAAATTGAAAATGTATATTTTTTCAAGTTCACCAATTCTTCCTACATCTTCTGCTTCGGCAGCATCAACTGGAGTGAAGAACTCTTATGCTGTTCAAAGACAGTTGAATGTACTTCGACTGACCTACTTGGTTACAACCTTGTTCAATAGCACTGGTGCTACGATTGTAAGTTTTTACAAGCGTATCACTGCTGGTAGCGATACAGGTCGTGTACTGATTGGTACTCTTTCAATCCCAAATGCAACTGCCGCTGGAAAGTGTCTTTACAAAGACATTCAAGGTTACACTTGCAAAGAGGGTGAAGAGATCGTTGCTGATGTTACAACCGCTGCCACCACTGCTGGTGCTGGTATGGCGAGTATCGTTTGTGAAGAAGATCCTGAATCTGCTGTGAACAACAGCAATTTAGTTGCATCTGCTTAATCATTTTGCCCCCTGCTTTAATGTGGGGGGCAATTTAAAAAAGGAAAAATTTTATGGCAGCAATTACAGCGTTTACCTACACAAATTTGAAACAAAGAAAATTGGATGGTTCTCCAAGCGTTAAGGAAAGCACAATGAAACTTGCTGCTGGAGATGGCGCATTGACTTATCCAACTGGTGGAATTCCACTGGATAAAAATAAACTTGGTATTCCAAATAATTTGGAATCACTTTCATTTGTTGACAGTGATTTGCCAGATGGATATATCTACAAGTACGACAACGTAAACAAAAAAATTATGATGTTCGAGGGTGATAATGCAAACGTTGCTTCAGGCCCATTGGTCGAAGTTGCAAACACTGCAACACCTACCATCAGCATCAATGTAATTGCGAAAGGGTATTAATGCAGAACGAAGTAGTTGCTCCAAAAGTATTTGATTTAAGAACTCACATCAAAGATCCAAAGACTGGTGATACCATCAAGGTTAATCACTACAAAATGGAAGTTTCAAAGACTGACGGTGTTCGATACGAGCGTCCAATCGGATCTGGAAACTATTACGATGGAGCTGGAAAACTTTTGATCAAAGGTAAAGATCCAGTTGTTGAGAAAACAGTTGAAGAAGTAAAGCAAGATCTTGATGCTAAAAATCTTTTGCTTGCAAAAGAAAATGAAGAGTTGAAAGCAAAATTGTCAGCAATGTCTGAACAAAAAACAGCTCCAGCTCTACAAGTAAAAGCGCAAGATGTTGCAAAACCTGAAAATGAAAAGGTACAAGCAAAATAATGAACCACTCTATTCCAGTAGAGCATTTGCATACGAGTTACGGGGAGAAAGGCCAGAGCATGGTTCTTTCTCCTCTTGCATCTAAGCAAATCAGAATCTATCAGGTGAAACTTCTAAATAGAAGTAATGACCTTTGTGATATTGGAATCTTGAGAAAGCTTGCAGACGAACAAAGAAAAGTTTTTTATTTTGATGGAGCAATACCAACAGAAATAACTAGCGAGATGAATTCAAATATTTCATCTCAAGTGTTTGATACAGCAGCAAATACAGCACTCATTGTTCAGGCAAGAAGAAAGTTTAATTTAATAGGAATCATCGTTTCAACTGCACAGACTGGAACTCCGGTTTTTGAAGCACAATATTTTAATGGAACATCTTTTGTTGCACTTCCAGATGTTATTCAGACAATTGATTTGGCAAACACTGGATACGCATTACTTGTTTTCAGTTCACCACTAGATCAAGAGGTAGGTGGAGAACCTGGAACAGACCAATCTCTTTATACTATTAAAATTGTTGCAACAACGGCTCCAACAAACGCTCCAGAGATCACAAGCGTTCAGGTTGCATCAATGATTGATTTTTCACCAGGAGTAAACATCAATTCAGGAATGGAAGATTCTTGGAGTGTTGATTATCCATTTCATCTTGAGGCGAATGAGGGTTTAATTCCTTTCTTTAGTAATCCAAGCGATTTAAACTTAGTGACAGCATTTTACTCTCAAGATAATTAACGGAGGGTTAGATGAGCAATTTCGCAAATACTTCAGACTTAAAAAAGTTTGTTCTTCAATGTGCTGGTGAACTTGACGATGGAACAAGTGAGTTTGACGCAAAAGCAATCGAGATGCTTGATCGTGCTCACAAAGCAATGCTTTCTGGTGGAGCTGAACTTGGAATTGATGTTGGTCAGCCTTGGCCTTGGGCAGTAAATAAATATCCAAAAATTCTCACACTTTTGCCAGCAGTAAAAAATTTGCTTGTAACCGTTACAAATAACTCAACTGCGATCACATTTGGATCTGCTCCACTCGTAAACTTGCAAGATTATATAATTCAAATTCAGAACTTTCCAGAGTGCTATAGAATCAGTTCTCATGTTGGACTCTCAACTTCTGCAACTCTTGATGCAATTTATGTGAATGAAAGTTCAACTGGTGTTCCATGTGTAATATCAAAGATTGATTATGATCTTGATCAGAATATTTTGAGATTAGTTGCTCCATTCAAGACATATAGAAACACTGGATACTATGCGACTTATGCAGACGTTAGCCCAAACATCGATATGATTGATGATGCTGAGTTTGGAAGAACATACCCAGTAGGAAATATGATTGAGGGAACTCCAGATAAGTTTGCACAGATCTACAAATCAAACGATACGATGCAACCAAGAATCAGAATCAATAGAGTTCCAGATCAGATCTTGAGAGCTGAATACAATTATGTTCCAGTTCCAGTTGCACTTACTGATTCTACATCAAGTATTCCATTAGTTCCTCTTGATCACAGAATTACTCTTGGATATTATGCAGCTTATTTTTTGAATCTTGATAAACAAGATAATAAGGCTGCTGAATATAGAGAGCTGGCAAGAGCTGGAATCATGGCAATGAAAAGAGCTGCACAGGTTGAGAAGATTAATTCAGGTAGCAATTATGGTAAAATGATTCCAAGAATGGATCTAGTAAATCAGAACAAAAAAATCTGGGGTGGTACTTACTAATGGCATATGATGCTCAACAAAAACTAATCAGATTTGGTCAGTTTGGATTGATGAGCGATATTGCCTCAGACAACATTCCAGATGGAGCACTTATTAGATGTGAGAATGCTCAGTTCTTAAATGGGATAATTGAAAAAGCAGACGAGATAACTGATTGGGTTTATGGAAATCCAGATTACACAACACCATCATTCACTGGTGAAAAGCCAGTAGGAAACCATAGATACTTTCCATTTCCAAAAATGGAGAGACAGTGTGTTGTTACTGATTCAGGAAACGTTTATAAATATACAAGTCCATTTTTTAGAGTTCCAGTAACTCCAGAGTCAGGATCTCCAGCAACACTTTCTCTTTCTGGAAATCCAGTGATTGTAAGTGGTGGAAATGAAGTTCAGGGAAATTCAAAAAAGGTTTTCATTTTTACTGGAAACAGTCAGGTTCAGGTAATTGAAGGTGATGGAACAACCAGAAGAAATATTGCTAATCCTGCTGCTGATTGGTCTACTTCTTATCCAACTTATGGATTAATTTTCAGAGGAAAGCTTGTAGCATTTGGAAATATTTCAAATCCACATGGTATTTATTTTTCAAGCACGACTGATCAGGAAGACTTCAGAGCAACAACGGTAGGTGTATTGGCAATGCAGGTGTTTCCAGGTGAGGGCGAAGGAATCATTTCAGCATTCGTTTACAAGACAAAGCTTTTCGTATTCAAAAAACCATATGGCGTTTATGTGTTGAACGATACAGATGTTGATCCTACAAATTGGTTCTTTCAAAAAACATCTGGAAGTTTTGGTATTGCATCACCACTTTCATTTTTTGAAGCAACTGATGATATGTATATTCTTTCAAATGATGCGACAATTATTTCAATGTCAGCAGCGTTGAGAATTGGTGATGTTTACAATGCTGATCTTTTGTCTGGAACTAAAACTGCAACATACTTTAGATCAATAGTAAGAAATCAATATCTTGGAAAATCATTCGCTTGTTATCTTCCAAAAAAGAAGATCGGTGTATTTGCATTTCCATCATACAAATCAAAAGATGGATATTGTGATTCATTGATATATGTTGATTTCAATGGAGACATTCCAAGACTTTCTTGGCACAGATACAAGGACTCTGAGTTCACATCTTGCCACTACTTTAAAGATTCATATGGTGATGATCAGTTTTTATTTTCAAAATTAAACTTCAATGGAAGCACATATCAGGATGGAGTGATGGCAACATATTTCCCTGCACACTCAACTGATACTCCATTCAGAATTCAAACTCCAAATTCAAATCTTGGAGTTGAGGGAAATAAGAACTTTGATGGATTTGAACTTTTATATGAATCAACTAATAATTATCCTCTCGCTGTTGATGTGTATGTTGATTCTAAGTTCTCTGAAACTTTTTTAGTTCAACCGTTTTATGGTCAAGTTCTTGGGCCAGTAATCTTTGCTCCAGGTGGAAAGTTTGCAAATCCTGTGTTCACACTTGGATCTGGATACACCGCTGGACGAGGAACAAGACCAAAATGGAACTCACTTCATGCAAGGGGTCAAACAATTTCTTTCGTTATCAGAGATGGAAATACCATCGATCCACCATATACAGGTGCTCCAAATGCTGATGATGACTCGGGAAGTATTGAACCTAAAAAGATTACTGGAGTGAGAGTTTATTATAGTATTGCAGGACAAGATCAAAAGTCTCAGAGTAAGTAAGAGAGGAATTTATGGCAGGACTATTTTCAAGATTAAAAATTTGGGCAGCAGGTGAGACTGTAAACAATACGGATCTCAACAATGAGTTCAACAACATTCTTGCAAATGTTGATGCTGAACATTCTGAAGGATATAGTCAGAACCTTCCTCAGATGCAATCGACGCAAGATCCAGGTGGAGTAGGATCTGAAAATTTAACACAACCTATTTCATCTGCACAAGAGATCCAGAGATTGAGATATGCAATCAATAGAATCATCGGTGGAGCGCAGTGGTATTCAACGCCTACACTAAGCTTGGATGCTCTAACTCAAACAGTTGTTTCATTGAATACACTTCCAAGAAACAGAATAGTATCTGGTAGAGTTTCATCATTCAATCAGCCAGATTTCTTGAGAGCAAACACAACAGATGTAAAATTACTTTGTACTGCAACTCCATTTGTTTGTGTAATCGATGATGTTGAATACACTTTCAATGCAGATATTACTCTTTCTGGACTTTCTGCTGGATACACAGCAAACCATACAGCACTAAACGTAGATCTTTTTACTGGTGGTGAAGATAGCAGGGTTGCTGGTGAATCAGTAAGTCTCTACATGTTCGACAGAGATCATTCATTCATTGATATTGGAACTGTTGGATCTCAGATCTCAAACAGAGTGGGACAACTTGCTGCACTTAAAATTGTAAATGGTGCTTCTGTTGCAGATTATTTCCTTTGCAGAATTGCATCAGCAACAAAACTTGAGAATCTTTTCAGAGGATTTTTCAGAGATACAGCAGGACTTCCAACTCCAATTGCAAATCTAGTAACTGGAGAAACAATTACAATTCTTAGATTGACATATATTTTCTTGAATACATCAGGAAACCTTTTGGCAATCTACAATGAACCATCTTATCAGGCAGATCAACCAACATCATTTTCTAGTGGTGATTACTGGTTCGATACCGTAAATGAAACATGGAAGACATATAATGGATCAGGATGGGTTGCTGCAAATGTTATCCTGGTTGGTATTTGCGCTCAGGACTCAACTGGTTGTGTTGTTTCAAGATCTGGTGATTTCTTTAAATCTTTTTCAAACACAAATGAAATT